CAATGTTAAGTGTACGGTATTAAATTATTTTTAAAATAATGGCGCCATCTTAAACAATGCAATAGGCTTCAAGACGCTTTTTTTTAAAATATTGGTGTTAAAAAACCCTTAAGTGGATACTAATACATAGGACGTGTCGAAAGACAAAAATTAAACGTTCTAGATTTATTTTTTTAAAAAATTTCTTTCTTTTTTTTGTTTTGGAGATGAGAGGCAGTAAATGGTTGAGTGTTTTTGGTTTATGGTTTGCTTCAGGTGACGAGCAATACACCTTTACCTTGGATTATATTTTAATCCTAAATAAACATGGAACTATTGTTGGCTTTGATTTTGCAGAAACAGAAGAGGCAAGGGGCGGAAAACCTTTGCCTATACATAGCCAACTTATGATAACGGTTGGCTTGTGATTAGTGAGACGCTACAGGTGACCCTAGAAGGTCTTTCGTCATCTCTTTCTTGGTGTTACGTTTTTTAAGTTTCGCTTTTCTAAATTTTTTTCCTTATTCAAGGTGGGTGTAAAAGCTCACCCTTCCTACATACTCGTTAAGGCGAGATGTTTCCAACTTCTTTGGCTGGTTTTACCACCTTCTTATATATAATTACCTTCCGAAAAGGCTTTGCTATATGCAGAGCTTTTTTTACATATCTAAATTTAAAAAAATAAACGATAAATAAATAAAATAAAAGGAGTGAATTAATAATGCAGTTCAAAACTAATGAACAACTTATGCTTTATAGATGGCATGTCAGATTCGGAACAAATAAGAAAGCACTAGCCAATATGATTGGAATTTCAAACACAACGGTTAATAACGTCATGTGTGGCAAACCGTTCGGGTTCGAGGTTAAGTATAAGATTGATGAGTGGTTAAAAGACAACAGCGAAATGGTGGAGTTTTTGGAATGAAAGCAAACTTAAATTCAATGAGATACGTTGGTGTTCTTAACAAACTCACTCAAACTCAAAATGATTACGGTGGCATTATCAACAAGTTGACGCCTTTGCTTACCTTCAGGTTCGGTTACTATCACATGAGTTTAACAACCAATGTGGAAGCTCGTGTGATTGACCAGTTGGTGAATACCACCACAATTTTCACACGACACAATCCTCTTTTTATTAGCGATCCTAGTCTTTCGATCACGATTGATAATGTTTCTTACAGTATTCAGTCGGTTGTTCCAGACTTTGATGTGAACGGGTTAGACACAATCACTCTTAAAAAAGTAGGTGCTTAATATGATTATGCATGAGTGTAGTCATGTTGGTTGTACGGAATTGATACCGTATAACGTACGCTATTGCGATAAGCACAGGAAGCAGAAAGCTCATGAAACCATGCAGTCACATAAAAAGAATGACAAGTTTTTTAGGTTCTACCAGAGCACACAATGGCGAAAGACTAGAAATGCCTACATGGACGGTCACCCGTGGTGTGGGATATGTTTACTACACGGAAAGCATAAACTTGCGACAAGTGTCGATCATATCAAACCACTTAAATTGTGTGATGAAGATGAACAATTAAGTTTTGATAATCTACAGTCGTTGTGTGCTAGTTGTCACAACTTTAAGACTAGACAAGAACAAGAATTATATAAGTAAGTAGAGATAGCTTTATGGCGCACGAAAAAAAGCCACCAGACACCCCCACGATGAATAATGGGGGGCTGCCATGGTGACCGTGCAATACAGGCTTGACTTTGCAAAAAATTTTTTGCTCTTTTTTAGTTTTTAAATGAAAATTTGGTGCTTTTTATTTTTTTTTGAAAAAATATTCGTGAATTACTATCTAGATTGATTATAACACTTGCAGAAATTTAAACAAATAGAAGGTGAGAAAATGGCAATAGATTTAAACGCAAATAGACACGAGAGCAAAGTTAGAAAATTAGACCGAGAGCAAGCAAAAAGGAATTTACAGGAGCAAAAAAAAGAAATTAAGGCTTCTAATTCGTTGAATAGACACCAAAAATTTATTTTTAAAAAGTTAATTGAAATGATCGACTTAGACAACACCCCCTTGAGTTCGATTGACGGAATTGATTTAAGCCAACTAGCTTTAGAGTTAGATATTTTGGCTCAAGCAACTCAATTAATTAATGATGACGGCATTATCATCAAAAATAAACGCAATCCAGCTATTATGATTCGCAACACAAGTCTGAAAAATGTGTCTCAATTACTGAACGACTTGAACCTTACTTATAATCGTAGGATTACGGCAGTCATGAACTCAATTCAGAACAACGATTCTAATGTTGACCCGTTGGTTAGCTTTCTAAGTGATGAAAATGACTGATTATGTATTGGAATATTGCAACAAAGTTGTGAACGGTGGGATTCCTTCATGTCGAAAAATTGAAGAGGCTTGCAGAAGAGAATTAAATGATCGCAAGCGAGAAAATTTTGAATATCATTTTGATAATAAAAAAGCAAACAAAGCAATTAAGTTCATGGAATTAATTCCGTCACCAACAGGCGAACCAATTAAGCTAGCTTTGTTCCAGAAATGGATTATTGGTGAGTTGTATGGTTGGCGAGATAAACAAGGTAACAGACGTTACCATAACGCTTTTATTTCTCTATCTCGAAAGAATGGAAAATCGTATTTAGCAAGTTGTATTGAAATTGCGACTTTGCTTTTGGAAAACAAACCGAAACGAAACAGGCAAATTCTTAATGTAGCAAATAACTTCACACAAGCAACACTCGCTTTCAATATGGCAAGATCAAACTTAAACCATTTATGTACGATTAGTCCTTCACTGCGTAAGCGTTTGAACGTCAGAAAAAAAGAAATATTCGATACAAAAACAGATTCATTCATCGAACCTTTACCGAGTGCCGACACTTCTCGATTAGACGGCTATAATCCTTGTTTGGCAGTCATTGATGAATACCACGGCGCTAAAAATCATGATGTGGTTAACGTTTTAAAAAGTGGACAAGGCCAGCAGGATAATGCGTTGTTATGTATCATTTCAACAAGTGGGTTCAACCTAAAAGGCGCAATGTATCAGGATTATAAGACGTATGTAGACGTTTTAAGCGGCAAGAACTCATTAGACGATACTTTCATAGCTGTTTACGAACAAGATAACGAAAACGAAGTATATGACGATTCAACGTGGATCAAAAGTAACCCCCTATTTGAGGTTGATTCGATTAGAAATAAAATGACTGAAAAAATTCATCAAGATTTAAAGAGTGCTTTAGCTCAAAACGATTTGAACCCTATTTTAGTGAAAAACTTCAATCTATGGCGAGCCAATTCAGAAGATACTTTTTTGAAATTAGACGATTGGCAAAAAACAGAAGTTAAACCAATTGATATAAAGAATAAAAAAGTTATTCTCAGTGCTGATTTAAGCAAGGCTGGTGATTTAACTTCCATTTCTTGGATTGTCCCACTTGATGACGGTAGATATTATACTGATTCTCACTCTTGGGTAGGAACGAAGTTCGGACTAATCGAAAAAGAAAAACAAGACGAGATTAATTACACAAGTTTAGCGGACGCAGGATATTGCACGATAACCGACTTGCAAAGTGGCGTTATTGATTACGATCAGATATTCAATTTCATCAAAAACATGGTAGATAGAAATAATTTAGATGTCTTGGGTATCTGTTACGATCCATGGAGTTTTGGTTATTTGTTAGGAGAGTTCGAGAAAGAAAATTATCCATTAATCGAGACGTCACAAGGTGCTAAGAATTTAAATTTTTCAGAAAAACAATTCCGAGAATATGTATTTAATAATCAGATTGTTCACCCGAAAGATCCACTACTAGATATTGCGGTTATTAACTCAATATGGCGTAGCTCAAGTGCAGGCGTTGGATTCATTGATAAGACACGGTACTCAAACAGAATTGATCCACTAGTAAGCATTCAATTCGCTTGGAAGTTTGTTAGCGATCAACTATTAAATAAAGAGGAAAAATCAAATGAATATTATGAAAACTTTAGTTTCTAAGGTAGCACTTCAAACCTATTTTTTTATTTTGGGTTTGGTGCTTTTTAATTTAGGTATTTTTTTATTCAGTCTGAATTTTGGGCTAATCACGACAGGTTTAACACTAGTATTGCTAGCAGTAATCATAAATATTGAAAAGAGAGGAGGTAAATAATGGGACTACTAATTAACAACACAAACACAAGTCCGCAACCAGATTCAAGTGACGCCTTTTTGGACGCCTTGGTTTCAATGAGTTCAGATAGTGACTTCTATGCAGGGAAAAGCGTGTTGCGCAATCCAGACGTGTATTCAGCGATTTCAACAATCAGCAATACAGTTGCTTCATGTCCGTTCATCAGTTCAACGCCTTTAATCAGTAAGATGTTGAACGATCCCGACGTCGATAACATCAGATCAGGCTTCAATTTTTGGAGTTCGGTTATGACAAACTTGCTCATCAATGGCAATTCATTTTGTTTGATTGAAAACGGTGGTCATGCCTTGAAATTCATCGAAAATAATGAAATGACCGTCACGGTAGATACTTCTACAGGCAATGTTAGCTATCGTTATCAAGCCGACCCTTCAACGCGTGCGCAGGATGTGCCTATATCACAGATTCTACACTTCAAAATCCTAAGTTTGGACGGTATTGCAGGCATTTCACCTTTATACGCTTTGCGAGATAGTTTGGACTTACAAAACATTGGAACTCAAACATTGAAAGACGTATTTCAGTCAGGGATTCATGGAATGCTGAACGTCTCAAAAACTGACTTAAGTGATTCAGCGAAAGAAAACCTAAGGCAAAACTTTCAAAAGATTGCTTCATCAGGTGTTGGGGTGAGTGATGATTCAATTAAATTTGAACAGATTTCAGTCGACAAAGGACTTTTAGAGGCCATTCAAACCAATAATTTAGCGAGTGAAAAAGTTGCGAGTGTTTTTGGTATTCCGTCAGAAATGATTGGTTTGGAAAACTCGCATAGTTCAGTAAGTCAATCACTCAAAACGTTGTTTTTACAGGGCTTAACGCCTTATTTTGAAAGTGTCAACAATGAACTCAACAACAAACTATCAGGCTATGAAATCAGTCAAGATAAGTCGAACATTTTGCCAGCAAGTTTTTCAGATCAAGCTAAGACACTTATTAGTTTGATTCAAAACGGCGTCATGACGCCTTATCAAGCACGACAGACGCTTAATATTGATGAACCAAGTGATAACGACAACGAAGCACTCAACCGCTTCTATGGTTCACTCAATTACTCGCAGTTGGAAAATTTGAGTGAAAACGATTATGACCGTGCGAACGCTTCAAAGTACAGCAACGATAATACAGATACTAATGAGGAGGGAAACAATGATTCAAAATGAAAAATTAATTATCAAGTCGTCCGAGATTCGAGCAGTCGAACCAACAGATGATAGTGATGATTCAACAGGCAAACAACTTGAAGGCTATGCCCTGATGTTTAATCAACCCTCGAAAGATTTAGGTGGGTTTATTGAACAGATTGACCCACAAGCATTACAGAATACTGATTTGTCACAAGTTCTATTTTTAAACGATCACAATTTTAATCAGCCAATTGCGAAGGTGGGTTCAGGCTTAACTTTAGATGTTGACGATCAAGGACTTCATTTTGTGGTTGATATTGATGATTCAGTATCATATGAAGCTGATTTATATAATTTGATCCAAAAAGGCGTTGTAACAAGCATGTCATTCGGCTTTGAACTACCAGATGACGGTTCAGGCGAAGCATGGAGCGAAGACCCGACAACGGGAGTTGTAACACGTTTGATTACAAATATTCAGGCACTATATGAAATTAGTGCGGTATCAATTCCAGCATATGACGCTTCAAGCGTTGCAACACGTGGGTACGATTCATTTATTAACAAAAAACAAAATAACTCAAAAGAGGAGAAACGAAACATGGCAGAAAAAACAATCATTGCACCAGAAACACAAGAAGACAAGGCTCAAAAGGAAATTCGGAATTTTGAAGAATATATCAAGTCACATGGTGAAAAGCGTGATTTAGCAACGACAGACGCAAACGGCAAGGCAATTGTGCCACAACAATTGGTAACACCATTGTTCACGCCCGCAAAAGGTGACTACAATTTAGCTCAATACGTCACTGTTAAAAAAATTACTAGCTCACAAGGGACTTATCCAGTTGCTACAAATTCAAATGCAATTTTGCAGACCAAAGCAGAAAATGCACAAGTAGCAGAAGCGGACGTTAACATCAAGTCTGTTCCGTTCAACACCCCAGAACGCATGGGCCGTGTACTCATCTCGAACGAGCTCCTGAATGATAATTCGGTTGATTTAGCTAGTGAAGTTCAAGATCAATTAGGCGACCTTGTTCAGAACACGACTAACAAATTAATTATGGACGTTGTCAATACTGCAACCGTTCAAACGGTGGCTTCACTTGATGATATTAAGAATGCTAAAAACAAACTTAATCCATGGCTTAAGAATAAGATTGTTATTTTGAACACTGATTCATTCGCTTATTTGGACGTTCTCAAAGACAATGAAGGTAAATATCTGATTCAACCAAACGTACAAGACGGCTTTGCAGGCACTCTTTTCGGTATTCCGGTTGTTGTCCTTGATAACACATTGCTTCCAACACCTTCAACAGGTTTACCAATTATTATTGGTGATTTGAGTGAAGCGTGTGTTCTCTTTGAACGTGAACAAGTTTCAGCAACCTACCAGCAATTCGATTCGTGGTCAACTGGAGTACTTTGTGGAGTTCGTGAAGACGCAGAGCCAATTAATTTTGACGGCAATTTAGTAAAAATGGTTCTTACTACTGCAACAGCAGGCAAGTAATTTAAAAATAAAGACGGTCATTGTACCGCCTTTTTTTTACATATAATTTAATTTGAAAGAAGGTATTAGAATGGCAGGTACAACAACAGACACAGGCTTATTGAACGAACTAAAAAATAGTTTGCATATTCCATTAGATGTTAGTGATGATGACCAGTTATTAACTGATTATCTTAATTCAGCAAAAGCGTATTTGTATAATGCTTGCAACAATAATATGAGTTCAGATGATCGCTTCAAATATATCATTGTCGAGCTTGCATCTTTATTCTATCAAAATAGAGGTACGGCAATAGTCGCAAAAGATTTTCCATATAGCTTGCGTTGCGTGATTAATCAGCTAAAATATAGTTAACCTTCTATTTATTTGGTATTGGCACATATATCAGAAAAACGTCATTCTTATTTGGGTGGCGTTTTTTTGTATCTAATAAAATTTCGATTTTATAACGTGATATAAACGCATTCTGCTTAATTTAAACGGACCAAGTATACATCTAAAAGGTGAACGGGCTTTCTGACACTGCTAGTTTGATCTGAGACATCTTCATCAAATATAATAGTTGCTCGTTTTTTATTCATCAAAGCACCTCAAATTTTTGTAATTTAAAATAAATAATTTATTTTTTATTTTAAATTATTTATTAT